CGCTTCCTGATTGTGCGTCCGCTTGAACATTACATAGATCAGCGCACGCCGCGTAACGGCGGCAAGTCACTTGGTGACTTGCATCAGAAAGTGGATGTGATCTCTGACCGCATTGTGCGGATTGAGAAGGAGATCATTCGTATCGACGGAGAGTTGGATCACCTTGTTGACTGATAAGCATTTCTGGCTGGCTACTGGCGAGCGGGCTGCAAAGACTTTCTGCCAGGCGCTTGTGGCTTTGTTCGTGGCCGGTGTCACGGTGCTGACGCTGGATTGGCAGCAGGCTCTTGGTGTGGCGGGCACGGCTGCTCTCGTGTCGGTGTTGACTTCGGTTGCGTCGCTGCGCTTGGGCCCGTTTGAGGGCCCGTCGCTGGCTGGCGAGGCGGTTGTTGAGCCGCTGCCTTGGGATGAGGACTGATCTTGGCTACGGGTGTGTGGCTGACTGATCTGGTGAAGGTGCTCCGTCAGGCTGGTGTTGATGCTGAGGGATTGACCTACAAGTACGGGCGGTATGCGGGTAAGCGGTGGAAGGGCGTGGGCTGGAATGGCCTGGGTTACCGTGAACTGCGTGGTGTGATGTGGCATCACGATGCGAGCCCGGAGGGCGATAGCCCTGGTGCTTTGCAGTGGTGCATGTATTCGGAGTTGGCTCCGTGTGCCGCGATTTGGGTGGATCGGCGTGGCAAGTGGTGGGTTTACGCGGCTGGCCAGACGAACCATGCCGGGGTAGGCGCTAGTCCGATTGCTCCGAACTCAACTGGCAATCAGTATTTGCTGGGCATTGAGACTGACATGACTCTTGGGGAAAAGTGGGAGAAGGCTCAGTTGGATTCGCTGCGTCGTGGGACGGCAGCGATCATGAAGCATTACGGCCTGGACCCGATGCAGGCTCTTGACTTCCACAAAGACTATGCGTTGCCGCCTGGCCGAAAGAATGATCCGAGTGGGTTGAGCCGGGCCCGTGAGCGGAAGCGGGTGGCCCGACTGATGGGCACCGCCCCTTCGGGGTGGCGGGGCCTGCTGGACCGCTGGACAAGCATCATCAAATAGAGCCATTCTCAGGCGATCAGAGCCCGGACCCTACTCCATGTAGGGGTCCGGGCCTTTTCGTCGTTCTACGGGGCTCCTGTGGCCTCCTACGGGCATGCTAGGGCCCGTGCTACTTACGCCTTGTCTGGGGTGGTAGGTGAGTCACCTTGAACCTTTGATACCTAGTTGATTTAGGCAGGTTCACGCCCTTGCCCCGCTCAAGCGGCCACGCACAGTCGGGGCAGTAGTCCATGAACCACTCCGTGCCATGCCGGTTCTTGATCCGGAACCGCTCTGTGGGCCCCTCCACCTGGCAGCCGTCACACACCACACTAAGACGTTGAGCCATGCTCGCCTCCCCTGACAAGGCGAATCCTACTATCCCGCTGGATTGACGGATACATACGCTTGCCAATGATCGACTCGTTGCGCTGCTCCTTGGCGATATTCCAACCGATATACCGCTGGCTCACCTTCACGTCGGTGTGCCCGAGAAGGCTGGCCACCTCCATGATGGCGAAGTCCGCACCCTCCGAACCTCGCAACTCTTGGAAGCGGGCAGAGCCACCGGAACGCCGCAAGGTGTGCACACCCTCCCAGTGGGTGTCGTAGCCGAGAGCCTTCAACGGCCTCTTGATCACCTCATACGGCTTGCCCAACTTCTTCGTCGGCTTGAGGTGCGCTGGCTTACGGGTGTCCCGCACAAGCCGCTTCGTTGCCGGGTCCTGCTCATAGAAGTCCGGTCCTTTCGCCGGAACCAGAAACCACTCAGGCTTGATGGTGCCTTGATCCAGGCGATACCAGTTCTGCCAAGCCACCAGTTCCTCCCGCAACTCCTCACCAATCGGCTTCGCATCCTCCAACTTCGTCTTGTGATGCACCGCATGCAGCAAGCCAGCGCCGAAGTCCACGTCAGCCCACTTGAGGGTGGCGATCTCGGAGCCACGCAGCAGGGTGAACAAGGCCAGAGCCACTACTGCCCGATCACGGGGGTGGCTGCAGGCATCCATCAGCGGGTAGAACTCATCCGGCGACAGGCGCAAGCGGTCCTTCGACCGCACCCTGGCCACCTCCCACGTGACCGTGGGGTCATGGTCGGGCCAGGTGTAGCGGGAGTTCCGCAGCCACTTGAAGAAGACACGCAGGCTGGCGAGGTACTGGTTCTGTGTGGAGTCAGCCCAGTCGCCTGCCGCGAAGAAGCGGTCAATGTGGATGGGCTCTATCGCATCCGTGGAGATATCACCCCACGTCTTGAGTGCCTTATGTAGCACGTACACGTATCCATCGACCGTGTTCTTTGCTCGCCTCTTGGCTCGCAGGTGAGCGGCGAACTCATCTATCGCCGCTGACAGGCTCGCTGGTTGGATGTTCCTGTTCATTGAAGCCTCCTCCGGGGTGCTCTTTGGGCCGATTGTAACCTGCCACAGCCTGCCGTGTGTGGCTTTCGTAGCATGCCACACTCTTGCAGTTGGGTTCATAAAAGATATGCGGCTTTGACGTGGGCAAACACTGCCCTTTCCAATGCCTGTACATGAACCATGTTGAACCTGTGGGGATCAGTTACTAGCGGCCCGCTGTTTAGTTGACGCCCCCTAGTCTATCTGCTCTTTGGACTTGCTACCCTGATGCGGCACTCGTCCGGGTGGCGGAATTGGCAGACGCGCTGGCTTGAGGTGCCAGTGGCCTTTACGGGCTGTGCGGGTTCAAGTCCCGCCTCGGACACTTTGACCAGTCATTTGCTTGCTGTTTGTAGTGTTCACCCCCAGGGTCATGCAACAATGCCCGCAGGAGGCAACATTATGGCAAGACCACAGATACTTCCCAATGCGGACAAACTGCTAGAAATGGTACAAGCGGGCATGACGCATACGGAGATTGCTCAGCAGGTGTCGAAGGACACCGGATACCCGGTGTCCCGTGCGGCAGTCAGCGTGGCCCTATCAAGGGCTGGGCTGACGGAGGAGAAGCGCCGCTACTCAGAGGAAATCCCGTGGCGGTTGAACGGGAAAGACTTGAAGCACTACGGGATTCGCATGCTCAGGCTCCTGGGCAGGCGGCGTGCCGGTGAGGAACTGACGCCGGATGAGAACACCCGCCTCAACAACTGGCTGGACAAACTGGGCGAACAGGACGCCGTTGTCGCCTATTGTGCGGATTCAGTGCCACGTATCATTTACGTGCCGAGGGAAGCGTCAGACCCGAAAGACATTCCGATCAGACGGAAGCCGGTGTTTCTGCATTACCCAGAAGACTGAGCCTGCATGTTCGTAACTGCAAATGTTTATGCCCCGGCCCTCATGGGCCGGGGCTATTTTTCTGTTTGTTTGCAGGGCTTTTCCCTTACCAACCCCCCACGAAAGGACAGTCTAGTCACGGCATTTCGGAAATGTCCAATCGTGTGACAGGCGGGACACGCCGTTTATGCCCCTTGCGCGATGTTGGGATCTGCGCTCAACTTGCGTACGGATTCCTTGGCGAACGATTGGACTTTAGGGGGAACATGATGCATGCTACCAATGTGGGCAAGATCACCGCTCTGAACGTGCAGGACGAAGCCCCCAGTGGGCAGGCTGGCTGGCTGGCCCACGTCAAGGTTGGCCTCATCCTCGTGATCATCGGCTTCGGTGACTGGGAGAGCGACGACTACGACCGCATCATCGACACCTACGAAGAGCAGGGCTACGTCATGGAAGGTCAAGGCGTTGACTGGTGGGACCACGCCAGTAACGGCAACTTCGACGTGTTCGTGCTCAGGTTGGAGAAGGCAGAGTGAGTAGCCTGGAAGCATTGACAGGCAGCAAGTACCTGTCTTTCTCAAGCCTGGAATCGTGGCTTACCTGCGGCGAGAAGTACCGCCTGCAGAAAGTGGTCGGCGTGCATCAGCAGCAAGCCTGGTATCTGCTGGGTGGTTCAGCCGTGCATGAGGCGACTGAACTGCTGGACACGGGTGCCATTGACACGCCGGAAGAGGCGTGGCAGCAGGCGTGGGACAAGCAGATCGCTACCGTCACTGACTTCAACGATGTGCGAGCCGGTGGCCGAGTTAGCAAGCAGTGGCCCAACAAGGAAGACCGCACGTGGTGGGAACAGAACGGCCTAGACATGGTGCGTTCATATGCGCAGCACATGCACACACTGCTGACAACCGGCTGGACCCTGCTCGGTGTGGAAACCGCCTTTGAAATCAGCATCGGTGGAGTGGAGATCCGTGGCTTTATCGACCGGGTAATGGCGAACCCTGATGGGGAGGTGGAAGTCCATGACATCAAGACGGGCAGCCACACCCCTGCGTGGACCCTGCAGTTGGGCACCTACGCGCACGGTGCCTACCAGGCGCTAGAGGTGATGCCTTCAATCGGCAGGTACTACATGGCGCGCAGCGCCACACTCACACCCCAAGCCAGCCTGCTGCACTACACCCCCGACCTGCTCGCGCAGTGGTTCGGGAAGGCACGCGAAGCCATTGAGGATGAGGTGTTCGTGCCTCATGTCACCGCCATGTGCGGGTCATGCTCAGTGCGTGAGCACTGCGTGGCAGTCGGCGGGACTGCCCCTTCGTTTTCCCGTTAGTAGCATCTACCATGTTAGGAGTACCGTCCGTGTCCGCTACGCAAGGCATCGCCTATCAGGCGAACTTCAAGACCCCGGCAGGAACCCTGCTCAACATTTACGCTGAGAACGGCGGCGACTTCGCTGACCAGTTGGATGCGTTCCCCGAGTTCCTGGCAAAGATCGTGGCCATTGAGTCACAGATCGTCCCCGCCTCCACCGTGGCACAGCATGTGCCCGTGGCAGCACCGGCACAGCAGCCACCGCAGCCCGCTGCACCTGCACCCGTTCAGGGTGATGAGCACCTGTGCAACTGCGGCATCCCCATGCGCTTCGTCCAGGCCGGTGTCAGCAAGGCAACCGGCAAGCCCTACCGCGCCTTCTACGCCTGCGCTCAGCCTCGCGGCCAGCAGTGCGACAAGAAGATCAGCGTCTAGGGAATAGTCGTCATGCTCTTCCTTCATCAAGCCGTGTTGATGCCTCGCCAGGCGGTTGCCTCCCTGCCTGGCATGTTCCCTTCCCTGGCGGAACGTGGCATCACCCTGCGCCGTGGTGAGTTGAGCATGATCGGGTCCGCACCGGGCAGCGGGAAGTCCAGTATTGCTCTGGCCCTCGCTGTCCGGTGCGGTCTACCCACCTTGTATTTCAGCGCCGATACGACACGGGAGAACGTGGAGATCCGTGCCCTATCCATGCTCACCGGCATGGATCAGCAGTCCGCCGAATCGGCACGCACCAATGATCCAGTGTGGGCCAGCCAAGTGTTGCAGGGCTTTTCCCACGTGGCCGTGGAAACGAACAGTGCCCCCACGCTGGAATACATTGAGAACAGCATCAACGCTTTCCGTGAGTTCGGCACTGACCCCGCCCTCATCGTGATCGACAACGCGCAAGACGTGGCCTTCGACACGGGTGACACGTGGCAGGCACTACAAACTTTGATGAGGGAACTTCGCTGGTTTGCGCGGGACACCAACGCCAGTGTGCTTGTGCTTCATCACACCCGGCAGGAGTCGTTCGGCGGTCAAGCCCCTCCCCTGTGGTCACTGCAAGGCAAGATCAGTGCCGTCCCCGCGCTCATCATGACTCTCACCAACGAGCAGCCCGGTTTCATCGGCGTGTGCGCCGTCAAGAACCGTTACGGTCCCGCCTCCCCTGGCGGGCAGGACGTGACGTGGCTGTCATGGGAGCCCGCCACCATGACCATCAGCGATCTAGGTGAGGCAGCGTGAGTAATCCCAGCAAGCGCAAAGGGTCGAAGTGGGAAACCGACACTCGGGACTATGACATCGAACAAGGCTTCGACGTAACACGCCTGTCCCCCAACGGGGCCAAAGACATAGGCGACAAAGTGATCCGTGTACCCGCGCGCGCGGTGACCCCCGTGCACTATGTCTTTGAGTGCAAGGCTGAGCGGGCCCTAGACCTAGCCGGATGGGTCACCGAGGCGGCTATCGAAGCCGACAACTACGCCACCCTAAACCGCCTGGACCCCAACATTGTGATCCCAGTCGTGCTGGCGAAGCGCCGCATGGCCGGAGTGGGTAGGGCCTACGTCATCCAAGAGTACGACTGGTGGCTTCATGACCACCGATAAGCCTGACCTCTACTCGGTGCTAGATCACTACGGCTGGCAACCACCCGCCGAGAATCCTGGCTGGCGCAGTGTGCGCTGCCTCGTGCATGACGAACGGCACGCCTCATGCCGCGTGAACTATGACCTGCAGGTGATCCGCTGTATGGCCTGCGACTTCAAGGGCGACTCATACAACGTGATCATGCACCACGAAGGAGTGAACTTTGCAGATGCCAAGCGTATCGGAGCGCAACTCTTTGGAGCAGGCGACTCAAGCATACGAAGCGGACATACATCTAGCCGAGTCGTATCTGGCGGCTCGCGGCATACCACTGGAAACCGCGCGTACATACCGCCTCGGCTTCGTAACGGTGGCGAACGCGCAACCGGGTGACACGGACATGATTGGCAGGCTTGCCATACCGTTCGTCACCCCTAACGGTGGCGTGATCGACATGCGGTTCCGTGACATCAGTGGCGAAGCCAGAGCCAAGTACCTGTCGAAGCCTGGCTCACACACCCGCCTGTTCGGTGTCGGCAACCTGCTCAAGCCAAGCCCATTCGTGTGCATCACGGAAGGCGAAATGGACTGCATTGTCGCTGACGGGCTGTGTGGCCTGCCCAGTGTGGGTGTGCCGGGTGCGTCGAACTGGCAATCGCATTACCCGCTGCTGTTTGAGGAGAGGAAGGTGTTTGTGCTGTGTGATGGTGACGCCGCTGGCCGGGAGTTCGGTAAGAAGATTGCCGCCAGTGTGCAAGGAGCCACCCCGATCTTCATGCCGGATGGCATGGATGTGAATGAAGTGTTCCTCAAGTTTGGTCCCGCTGAGGTGCGCCGCAAGGTGGGTGTCAGTGAGTGACCGACGAGGACTGGGCCCGGTTGATCGACGCGATCCGCTCTATTGGGTTGGAAGTGCAACGCATGGACCGCCGCAACGGGACACTGCTAGTGCGTATCCCTCCATTGAGGCAGTAGCCGCTGAAACATACCGTGAGGCTTTGCTGCTGATGCTTGGCAGGCATCGTGACTATGGGCCGCTGAACATCGCTAACGCATACCCCGACCCGCTCACTGCCTTGATTGTGCGCATGTCGGACAAGATGGAACGCATCAAGAACATTCTCCGCAAAGGCGAAGCCGACCTGTACGGGGAACGGATGCGTGACAGTTGGCTTGACCTCGGCAACTACGCCTTGATTGGCGTGATGAACATTGACGGTAACTGGCCAGGGAACTCCGCACGTAACCAGATGACGCCTCTAAGCAAGGAGAACGATGAGCCGCTGGGTGGTAATCCCTGACCTGCAAGTCCCCGACCATGACCAGCGAGCCGTGGACATGGTGTGCACTTGGATAGACGAAGAGTGGCAAGAGTTTACGGGCATGCTCATCGTGGGTGATGAGTGTGACCAGCCGGAACCGTCCCGCTGGAACAAGGGCACCGCTGGCGAGTACGCCGGAACTCTGCAGAAGAACATTGACCGCACACACAAGGTGCTGGCACAGTTCCGTGAAGTGATGGGCGACGCACCCATCCATTTGATGCGCTCAAATCACACAGACCGCATCAGTCACTACATCCATAAGTACGCACCCGCGCTGGCAAGCCTGCGTGCATTGGACTACCCGACTCTGGTTGGCCTGGACGCACTCAACATCACGTGGCATGACGAGCCCTACGAGTTTGAGAAGGGCTGGCTGCTCGCCCACGGCGATGAGGGTTCACTGATTCGCACCAGTGGGGGGACCGCCCTCGGCCTGGCGAAACGCTGGGGTAAGAGCGTGGTTTGTGGACACACGCACCGGCTGGGGCTGCAGCATGACCACAACAGCGTGAACGGCAAGATCACCCGGCACTTGTTCGGTGTCGAAAGCGGTCACTTGATGCGCCTGTCGGCTGCTTCCTACCTCAAGGCTGGCAGTGGAAACTGGCAGCAGGGTGTCACGGTCATCGACAACGGCTCCCCGCTACTGCATCCCATCATCGGCAACCGCATCGGGGGTGTGGAGTACCGATGACATGGGACGTGCCCGATTCGGCATTGAAGATGGGCCGGGCCGTGGCTAAGCGGGTAGCCAAGTCGCACCGGCAGATCATTCCCGAAGACGAACTTGTGTCCGTGAACTTTGAATGGATCGCGGCCAACAAGAATGACGTACTGGACTGGTCCGCTGACCCCGACATGAAGAACCTGCTGTACACGGTGATGCTGCGCAACTGCCAGCAGTATGTGCTGAACGAACGCACACGATCCAGTGGTTCCGTGAGCGACCAATACTTCTACCACTTGGCCGTGCTGGAAACGTTGCTGCCTGACGTGTGGGATGTGGAGTCGTGGGCTGCGTCCAGTGGTGGGGATGAGCAGGAGATCCGGCACAAGTCTATCCCCAGTGAGGGTGGCTCGCGCATGGCGATGCTCGCTGACGTGTCAGCGGCGCTGCGCACCTTGTCCACGGATGAGGAGCGTGCCTTGCAGATGCGTTACCGGCATGGCATGACGTTGCAGGAGATCGCTGACCAGGATGACGTGTCTGCTGAGGCGGTACGCAAGCGTGTTGTCAAGGCGACAGTGAAGATCATGGACTATCTCGGTGGAGATTCCCCGTGGGATCTGACACGCAGGGTGCATCGCTCCAACGCTAAAGCCCAAGCCGACACCCGCAACACCTATGACGGGGGGCGGACATGGACTGGGTGAAGTTCACGGTGGTCAGCATCGCTCTCGTTGCGGGCATCTATGTGGGTGTGGCTGCAGCGGACATGCTGCGCACCTTGTCGGACATGAATGACGTGTGGCCGAATGAAGATGAGGAGTACCTGTGAGCATGACGAGAACGGGCATCACGCTGCACGACTACCTCGTGCTCGTGGAGCGGGCTTTCATAGAGGTGTATGGGAAGGGTGAGGCTGAACGTAAGTCTCATCCGGAAGACCTGTACGCCAACCTGGGCAGCATCCTGTTTCCGCTTGCGCTTGGCCTGACGGAAGGCAAGAACCATTCCGTGTGGACGCAGGATGCGTTCACTAAGTGGGGGGAGGACCCGCTGTGATGTGTCGCAACTGCCGGTCAGCGGGTGACGTGAACGCTATCGGCACCTACAACGTGGCCCGCACACTGCACAACACGTGCGACTATCCACAGTCCTGCACCTGTCAGCATGGCACCGGCCACCAGTGGGTGCAGCATGCCCGGTGATCTTCGCCTGTCAGTGGACCCGTATGAGTCGGCAAAGAAACTGGGCAGGCTCACCATGAAAGAGGAAGCCTGCACCATCATCATGCAGTGGGCTGCCGTGATGGACGACAAGGATACGGCTGAGGTGTTGTGGGAAGTGGCCGAGAAGGTGCGGGGTATCAAGTCGTGACCCACGACCCCCTGTGCGATGCGGACGACGACCCGTACAACTGCCGATGCGACCTCATCACGAAGGTCAGGGCCGATGAGAAAGCCAAATGGACTCATGTCTGTCCTGATAACAACTGCTGCATGGGGACACCGGAATGAACGCACCGACTGAGGTTGTTGCCGCATGGCACACCCCGCCCGCAGCGAAGGATGACCTTCGCATGCTTGGGCCGGTCCATGAATGTGCCTGCGGCTCCAACCTTTTCCATACTCTCGTGTCTTTCGACCAGGGGGAACCGTCCCTGTGGGTGCTAGAAGGGCAGTGCGCTTCATGCGGCACTATCGTCAGGCTCCCCTGCCCCATCGACCTCGGCATCTAGGAAAGCCTGCACGTCCTTGTGCAGTTTCAGCAGCACACCCCTTGCACCAGCACGGCAGGCAATAATCGGATCACCGATAGCCTTGTGTGCCTCCTTCACCGTGGCGTACGGACCCCACGCATGCCAAAGCCCGCTAGGTTCCGTGACCACCACGATGTAATGCCCTTGATTAGCCCACGCCTCATAGATGAGGGCCACAATCTCCTTCGCCAGTCCATTCACATCATCGGCTGGCTCATCCAGGCGCTTCGCCACCTTGTTGATCATGCTCGGCAGCGGCCTCATGACGCCTCCTTCTTCATGTCATCCCTACCCCAAGCCGCATGCAACTCAACAAACACCTGGCCACGCACCGCAAGGATGCGCTTCCTGTCCTTCGGTGTCGTGCCACCCCAAATACCGAAGTCACGAGAGTGAGCGATGCCGTACTCGGCACACGGCACCCGGCTCGGGCACCGCATACACGACACCATCGCCCGCTTCCACTTCTCCGTAGACGTGGACGCACGATCCTTCTCCTCAGCGAAGAAGTCATCCGGATGATCCCGGCACAGGTGATCGTTGCGAGGCTCAGGCAGCGGCATGTATGCCGCCCACCCGGTCTTCCCCCACTCCACACGTAACGGCTTCACCGGCAGCAAGTCAGGGTGTGTCGGCTGCGTGCCCTCCATCGCCTCCAAGAGCACCGCATGGCGGTTATCCCAGTAGTGTGCCTGGCAGTAACGATCCCCATAGATACCTTCGGTGCATCCTTCCTCACGGCAACGATCAGCCCACGTGGTCATGAATCCTCCCGGTCCTGATCGCCTCCGTCATGTGCTCCGCAATACGTATTGCCTGCAACACATCGCCAGGCTCCACACGTGTTGGCCTTTCCAACTCCATGTCAGACACCGCCTCCGTGATGCCAAGCACCAGGCAATCCAGCATCGCCACGAACTCACGATGCTCAAAGTTCAACTCCATCTTCGCCCTACTCATGCGTCCTCCCCCGTGATACCAAGCCGCGACGCATCCACCCATGCACCACCCGTGCCACCAATGGGCTGCACCAGGCACCGCAGGTTCCCGTAGGACTGCTTCACGTCAGCCACCTTCACCGGGAACTCCATCCCATCCACCGGCAGCAAGCACTCCTTGTCAATGAACTTCGCCAACTCACGGACACTCACTTGATCCTCCTCAGTCGTGGCATGCTACTTACGGCAACGGCAGGGTGCCGCTGCTTGCTTGCGTCAATCTCCGAAGCACGCATGTGCTCATAGAACTCCTTGTAAAAGTCACGGTCAGCCCGCAACTCACGCCACTCATCGACCAGCATGAAGATCGCTGGCCCGATGATGAACGCGCACACGATGAACGTGATCGCTTCAATCACCTGTCTGCCCTCCTTCCACTACATGAACTTCGACAGCGATACCCGATAGGGCATCAACGGCACGCTCCAAAGCGTTATCTAGCGTGTTGTCTTGCACGTATGCGTCCAGCCGCACCCAATACTCATGCATCACGCCTCCTCCCAACGAACCTCAACCTCACCCAAGTCCTCAAAGACGGGGCGACCATCAACACCCATAGGCATGTGCAGTGCACCCAACTGGTCGGCATGGCCACGCTGATACCAGCAGCCATGCTCCGGCCACGCCTCAAACACAATGCCCTCATGTGTCACCACTTCACGAAGCATCTGCATCACTTGCCTCCTCTCCCCACGGAATGTCCTCATCATCAAGATGCATGCCAGCCAGCCGCACCGTGCGGCCCTCAGTCGGGCCGTCCCACACGTCACCCACAAGATCGGACCAGTCCCAAGCCAGCGGGTCCAGCCACACGTCAGTGTCAAACGTGATCTTCAACGTCACACTTCTAGTAATCACAGCCATGTCACGCCGCCTCAATAAATACCTGCGGGATGAAAGTGATCCACTCAGTGTCAAGCGGATCGCCAGCACACCCACTAATGAACCGAAGCCCGCACGAATCTTCATACCAAGACCTGAGAATCGTCAGTAGTTGCCCAGTCTCCACGTCCACGGGCCGGATTAGGTACGGCGCATAGCCGTACTCGTCAAGCAGTGCCGTCTGCTCAGGGTTCATGCTCACGTAAATCTTGTGGCACGAATCCCAAGCGATAGCGTCCACGTCTTCGATCACTGCCTCAATCTCAGTGAACGCCTGCTCAATACGTTCAGCCAGCGCATGCTCACCAGCGATGCGCTCGTCTTCCCAGTGGTAAAGCATTGTTGCCGTGCTCATCACTGCCTCCATTCCTTGCGCCTTATTGCGCGTGCCCCGCCGTGGACTCGCACCACGGTCACGCCTATGCCGGGGCCACCACGGGCCAGCCGTGGCATGCTACTAATCAGCCCGCCAACTCCACCAACACGTCATCAGCGGACCCCAGCAGCGAGTACGGAATCCCGTACTGTGAGTTGATTAGGTCAATGGCAGCACCGAAGGCACTGTCCTTATCTTCGACGTTCACTGTCGTTGTCATCGTTGCGTAGTCCCACACCAGTGTTACGGTGTAGGCGAAGTCCACTGTCGTAGTCATGGCCCTACGCTCCGATCCGAGCGGGCATCAAGAGGTAAAGCCACTGCACACCGCTATCCAGCGGGGCCATAGGTGTCCACACCATCGGACGGCCACTGCCAGTGAACTGCACCCGCACCCCGCCGTTCTTGGGGACCGGCATCTTGGCCACGTCCGCCACGTACTTAGGATTCATGGCGATACCCTCCTCGGGCAGGTCAGTGAACCCTGTCGGGATGAGTGACTGATACTTAGGAAACTCACCATCCAACGTACGGATCGTGCGACTCACTTCACCCTCGTGCGTGACACACGTGAACCGCACCTGCCCATCCTCGGGGTGAATCACCACGGTGGGCGGCAGCCCGAATCGGGCAGGCTTAGGCAGTGTCTTTACGTAAGCCACCAGATCACCGGCAGGCACCAACGCCGAACCCGACTGCACGTTGCTTGCACTCAGCCACTCCGCCTTGACCAAGCGGAATCGGTCAGTGGCGACCATGCGCACACTCAATGAGTCCCATTCCACCCGGATACCCGTCAGCGTGGGCAGTATGTCGTCCTTGCCTGCCGCCACTGCCGCAGACATTACGAGATCCCGAAACACGGACACGTCCAGCGCCAGCACAGTCACGTTCTCCACTGCCGTACCCTCAATGCTTGTCGTTGTCATGGCTTGCCTCCTTGCCAATAGCCCGGCACCATGCCGGGTCAGTGCCCCTCCCCCGGCTCGCACGGGGATGCCTTCTAGTAGGGGCGGCTGCCGTTAGGCAGCGACAGGCTCACGGTTGGCAAGAGCCACCAACTCACACACCAGTGCGTGATCACCCTGATACGCATGCACCACATCCCACGCCGCTAGTTGCGCACGTGCCAGTCCGCTACGGCTGAACCGTGCGCACGGCTCGGAATACACCTGCACCCCATCCCCTATCGTGTACCGCTCCCACCCGTCTGACACCGTGGACCGCCGCAGCGAAGCCACGTACCGCTTGCCGTACCCGACGTGGGATACGTCCAGCGTGATGATGACCTCACCCTCACGCCCGTACCCGTCGGCCACCATCTCGCCCGTCCGCCACCTAAGCGTTACCGTGCGGTCCCGCTCGTGCCTCTCATCAGGTTGCCTCAACACATCCATGCCTGCCTCCTCCTGCCATGCCCGGCCCTATGCCGGGCAACGTGCCACGCCAGGGGCCCGCACCCTGGTGCCTGCTAAGTCGTGGCCGCCACACCGCATAGTGTGGCATGTAACTATCGGGACCGCTAGTAGTCCTCGGGCCGCATGATTGTCACCAGTGGGGAACCGTCATCACCCGGGCCCACAGTGGCCCACAGTCTGACAGGCTTAGCCGTCACGCCCCGGCCATAAGCCGGAACCCGCAACACATCGAACACCGCCATGTCATCACCAGCGGCACGCCGTGCCGCTTGGCTTGCCAGCCACAACACATCCCACAAGCGGCCCGCCTCATCCTGCCCCGTGGCAGGCTTAGCCGGGTCTACGTTGCCCTCGGGCCCCTCATCCCACGTCACACAGTCATCCCACGCACCCCGGCTCATCACCACGGGAATGGTGAACCCTGCCTCACGTGCCGTCACTTCCGGCACCGACACTAGGAACCCGTCCGCCAGTGCATCGGCCGCCGTGTACGCATAGATAACCGGCGCACTATTAAACACGTATCCAGCCATGATCTAAACCTCCTCATCGTTGTCGTCGTATTCCACGGAACCGACACGGTTCCCGTTGATATCCCGCAGACGCATGCCGTTAGGCACATCGCCAGCCGTGAACCGTTCCGCCAGATAGGAGAAGATGCGGGCGACCTCATGGTGCCCATCCTCGCCCGCGAAAGCATCGTTATCCGTGTCGATATGCACTTCAATCCAGCCCATCATGTGCCTCCTCATGATGCAAGGCACCCGGCCCCATGCCGGGTGTCCAGCACCACGGCCCGACCCGTTAGGGCCGGGCGTAGTGGCATGCTACTAACGGCACCAGCATGCCGCCTCATCATGGCTCCCTGCCCCGTCATGACACACACAGTCACACGGCGGGCACTCATGCGCGAGGTCACACGCACAGTCCCAATATCCCCACCGCATACCGCACCCCTCGCACCATGCGATAGCCGTCCCTGCCATATGCGACCGGCCCACACGCACCCCGGCAGGGGTGCGACAGTCCTCGTGCGCCTCGCACCACTCACACGCCACCCCGCCAGGGGTGGCCACGTTCCCACACTCACACCGTGTCAGGGTCGCCGCGCTCACGCCGCCACCCCTTCGGCCAGTGCCTCGGTCTGCGACACGTCGAACACGTACACTACGCGGAACCCTGCCAGCGCGGACCCTTCCTCCCCGTCTTCACGCTTCCGCGCCATAGGCGCAAGAATCGCCAGACCCTTAGCACCCTTCCGCACTACCCGGCCCGCCTTGCGCCAGTCATGGAACCCGGCCACCGCCTTAGCATCCGGGCACTGCGACCAGATGAGGGCCGCGTTCCGCATGGAATAGTTGCCAAGAATCGCGGCCAGTGCCGCGACCGCTTCCGGGTGCTCCCGCTCGGCAGTCTCGGCCATGCCCCGCAGCGTTGCATGGAACGCGGCGCGTTCCTCCTTAGTCCTTGCCATGATTACGCCTCCCCACAGTCTGCCCCCGGGCCCAATGCCCGGGGACACACCGCAAGGGGCAGACGTCGCATCCGGGCCACTGTCACCGGCCCCGCCTGCCTTGCGTAGTGGTGAACACCCCGGGCCCGTCGTGCCCCGTATCGTCCGCTATCTGGCGGCTCTGGCCCCGGCATGCCTGCCAGGGGTGATCGCCTGCCTGTCCCGTTAGTCCCGTGGTCGGTCCCTGCCGGGGGTGCTCACCGTGCGGACCAGGGGAATCGTGGTCACCGTTGCCCCCATCGGCCCTACCGGGCCACTAGGCGGGGGTCGTGCTATCCCCTGGCTCTGCCCCGCTTGTCTCGGCGGGGCCCGCCTGTCGTGCTAATGGGAACGATAGTAGCAGGGACACAA